GCCATTTGGATGTACCAGTACCAATGTCGGTAGCACCGTTTGAGTAAGTACCAGAAAGAGCGGGTACAATAGATGCTGTCCCACAAATGATGCCGCCGTGGTTTGATACTGTGCTTAAAAATCCGACATTATCACTGTCAGCAACACTTATCTTGCCCACAGCGGTGCCGTTTTTGCGGAACTCTGCAATAGTGCCGTCAGAGGATAGCCTTCCAACCTGCAACGCTGTTCCGCTGCGGTTTATAGCGGTTTGCCCATCCTGTGACGCTTGGAAGCCTGCTGTAGTGCTAGATGCACTCGACTTACCCACCAGAAAATTCCCACTCGCATCCAGCCTAGCGGCTTCTGACCAAGAAAGGGCAGCATTAGCAGAACCAGAACCAGCATAACTCCAAATGTGCTGGCCGTCTGCTTGAGTGTACTGAGTAGCTTCATCTGTGTGTGAATACTTCCAGCCACCATTATAGTAAGCGTTTTGGTTCATGTGGAAAGCGTAGTCAGCCTCACCCCACAAGTTGTTTTCCTTAACGCCAATATGTAATGCTTTGCCTAAAGACCAAGTAGATGGATCAGAAACCCCAATACCAACGACCCCTGACGATGTGATGCGCATATGTTCCTGATATGCAGCACCATTCCAACGACTAAAGCCAAGAGATGCGTCTGTATTAGCGTGGATCATCTGCGTATCTGTAACAGTGCCATCGGCCTGTAGTTTCAATTGTGCTTGACTTCCAGATGGAGCATTAATGCGAATTGTTGGAGTGCCTGATGACTTTTCAACTACGAATGTTTCACCACCTGTTGAGGTTGTGCCAATCCCCAGCGCCTCAGCACTACTGTCCCAGAAAAACTTTGGCGTGGTGCCTGTGTCCTCAAAAAAGCTGATATCGCCGTTTGTAGCTATGGTTAATTTTTTAGTTCCTTGTGCAGAGTTATAATGGTTTCTAAAAACTAAGTCACCTACACCACCACTTGAACGAACTGCACCTAAAGAAAACCCATAATTTGTATTATCACTTGTTGCAAAACTCATTCCCACAAAACCAGTAGTGTCTACTGAGTTAGTTGCCTTTAGAGCAAGATGTGGGTCAGTAAATGCGGCTGACGAACCATTGGTCATATTCTTAGATACAGATGAATTGCCTTCCACAGTCAGCCCATCGCTGGTCAAAGTCCCAGTGATATCCAGATTACCCGTCATGCTGTCGCCAGTGACCGCAACAAAGTCTGTGGCGGCAGCGGTGGCTGCTGTTCCTAAGTCACCCGGCTGTGTAGCTGAAGCAGCGAGTGCGCCTTGGGCCGCTGTGGCATAATCTGTGCTTGCCGTAGAAGCCGCAGTGCCAAGAGTTGGCTTGCCAGACAGATCACTGTAAGCGCCAGAGGTCGCTACTGTCGCTAACGTGCTGGGGTCAAATGGGCTTGGAGTGCCAGACAGGTCGCTATAAGCACCGGATGTCGCTACTGTAGCCAAGTCACCCGGCTGTGTAGCTGAGGCAGCGAGTGCGCCTTGCGCTGCTGTGGCATAGTCAGTCGAGGCTGTAGTGGCTGCTGTTCCAAGTCCGAGGTTTATGCGGCCAGCAGAAGCAGAGGCCAAATCAGACAGGTTGTTAGCAACAAGCAAAGCGCCAGACAGTGAAGCGTAAGCAGCAACCCACTGGCTTCCCTCATAAACTTTCATAACATCGTCTGTAGTATTAAAATATAAAGAGCCTGATATCAACGGGTTACCGTCATTGTCTACTGTAGGATCGGACGCCTTAGCACCCAAATACCTGTCATCAAAGTTATCCAGAGCAGCAAGCGCCGCATCCTTTGCGGCCTCAGATGCCGTGGCGGAGTTTGCGCTTGCAGTTGCGGATGCTGCCGCCTCGCCAGCCTTGGTTGTTGCAATGCCTGCCTGCGTTGTAGCTGTGGACGCACTTGTTGATGCGTTAGTCTCAGCGGTTTCCGCTGCCACTTTTGCAGCTTCAGAAGCAGTCTTTGCTGTTTCGCTTGCGGCCTGCGCTGTTTCGGCATTGGTCTCTGCGGTTTCAGCAGCAACCTTAGCAACGCCAGCGGCCACGTTTGATACTTCCGCTGCGGTGGCGCTACTAGCGCTATTTGATGCCTCTGTGGAGGCTGTAGAGGCGCTAGTGGCCGCAGCGTTCTTTGAGACTAATGAAGCAGCTTCGCTGGTGGCCGTGTTGGTTTCGGCAGTCTCAGCCGCAGTCTTGGCTGTCTCTGCTGCGGCCTGAGCAGTCTCAGCCCCAGTCTTCGCGGTTTCCGCTGCGGTTTGCGCGGCCCCAGAAGTGGCGGCTGACCCGGCGGATGCGGTGGCCGAAGACGCGGATTGTGTGGCTGAGGCTGCGGACGCAGTGGCGCTGGACGCGGATTGTGTGGCTGACGACGCGCTTTCGGCGGCCTTGGTGGTCGCTGTCGCCGAGCTGGCGGACGCGCTGGACGCGCTGCCGGCGGCTGCCGTCTCGGAGGCGGCCGCGGCGACTTTTGATGCTTCGGCCTGCTCGGCGTATGTCTCCAGATTGTCAGTATCCGTATCGCTGGTCATGCCAGCTCGCTGGGTCCAAGTATTGTCTGTCATTAGCGTGGGATCCTCATGCTAAGCGGGCCGCTTACTTGGGCTTGAGCGCTTTCGTTGTTTAGGGCTTCGACGCCGGACTGGTACATACTACCCCAGACCGCCACCCGCGCATCGTCAGCCAGATATGGCGCGGACTGCATTAGGGCGGCGTATAAGACGACGTCTGGCGAGTAAGTCAGCAGCCAATTTGATGGGTCTGCGTCGGTCAGGGCTGGGATGCGTGCACGATACAGCATGGTGATGTTGTACGTTGCGTCGGGGATCGGGTAGAACTCCATCTCGTTGGCGGTCAATCGCCAGTAGCGAGGTTTCGCCGGGGTGTTGCTCTGCGCGCGGTAGTCTGCCATCTCGGACGATGACGCAGACGAAATCACACCGCCGTCGGTGTGCTGCACTTGAATTATGCTGATCCAGTCATTCGGCAGATCCTCATAGCGCTCGTCGATGTCTGTAGTGACGCGCTTTTCCTGTTTCCAATGGTTCAAGTCGCGAGCAATCCGCGCCTCTCCCAAAGAGATAAAAGTCGGGATAACTGCGGTCAGATCATCGCGGTTTAGGAAGTCGCCAATTGCTGACTTCAACTCAGCATAATTTGTGATGCTCACAGTCTACCGCCTCTCGTCCTAAACGCCCGATTGTCTGGGTCGTTCATCCATTTCGCCAATCGCTTAGGGTCATCTGCGATGCCCTCACGTTTGAGCTGATAATACACCGAAAGTGGCAGAGTTGCCACCTTGTTTAATTTCTCGCCCCACCGCTCGTCCGCGCTGTTAAACTCGCGCTTGTTCTGGTCCAGAATAGCGTCCATTTGCTGGACTGTCTCGAGCACATATTCGCCCTTGTCGGTCACATGCCAGAACTTCTTGATCCCGGTCAGTTTGTCTTCGCTAAAAAGTTTTTTCATTGCCCACTCCAGAAGTAGTTGGGGCGACCGAAGCCGCCCCACCAATGTTAGCTTACGTTCAGGTCGAAAACGCCGCCGTGAGCCTTTTGTTGGGATACCCGGAGGCCGGCCTCGCAAATTATCATTTTTTTCTCGGCGTCGCCGGTGCGAGCAAGATCTACTGCTTGGATCGGGCGTAGGTAGCTGACGGACGCGTACTCTGGATCGAGCAAGAATGCGTCACGCTCACGCTGGAAGCGGTTTGGAACCACTGACAGTGTGCCGAAGTCTGACAGATAGACGTCAGCGGCGCCGATGATGGTTGTTGGGCCATCTGACGGTGCTTGGTAGCGCTGTGCGGCGATACCGGCGAAGCCAGATACAACAGTCTTGTTGTAAGGACCGACCATCAGCACAGATGGCTGACCACCTTCGGTGAACGCCTGCTGCATCACGTCTTTGACCATTGCTTCGGTCAAGTCGCGCTGCGTGCCGTCGCCGCGGGCGTCGGAACCGTCTACTGCGGTTGGGTCTGTTCCGTCACCAGCTTTGCTGGTGTTGGTCGCGATCCATGCGCCGAGACCGGCAGTGACGCGGGCTGTGCTTGAGTTGCCAGCAACTTTGGCTGCGTTGGCAGTCAAAATCAGCTCTAAATCGCGCTTCAGCTCGGATCCCCGTTTTGCAAGTTGGTAGCTGACCTCGTCGTTTCGGCCAGCAAGGGTCTGGTCACCCAAGTTGTCCGCAATGATCATTGTGCGGCGAGCAATCTGTGTGTAGTTGCCGACGCGAGAGGTGGAAGCTGTTGAATCAAAAGAAGAAACATCATCGCCGTCAATGACTGGCACGTTCTGAGCGCTTGCAAGCTCATCAGTCTGCCACTCAAAGTATGTGTTAGATACATTGTCGGAGCCGATGTTGGATTGCAGAGGCACGTCCTCTGGACTTATGTTGCTGATTATGTTGGATAATTCTTCGCGAATACCTTTCGCGTCGAACGAGGTGAAGGTGTTACCTACGATAGCCATTGTGTATTCTCCTACAATAAGGCTTTGATGGCAGCCGCTGCGTCACGCACGCGGCCGGTTTGCTGTACGCGCTGTTGCGCTTGTCGTGCACCACTCTTCGGTTTCGGTTGCGTGCCGCGTGACCCTGCCCGTAGCGTTTTGCCGCTCTTCGCTGGCTTAGGCTTGGCCTTTGCCTTGTCAGCTCGAGTTGCTCCACGCGACTGTAACATTGCCAGTCTGGCCATTTTAACGACCATCGCGCTGTTCATTTCGTCAATGTCCTGCTCCGCAAAGCCGGATGTCAGAAGAAAGTCGCGAATTTGGCCAGCTTCTTCTGCTGCCACTTTTGCGTCTCTCCATTCGGGGATTAGGTCGGGGAGTATTTCCCGCTGCTGCTCCACGAACTGCGCCTTCGCTTGTTGCATTCTTTGTTGTTGCAACTCGTTCAATCGCGCCTGCTCTTGCGTCACAGCCTGCATCTGCATTTGCTTCTGCTCTAACTGTTTCCGCCATTGCCGTTCAGCCTTCGCGGCCAAAGCGGGGTCCGTGTCATACAGAGTATCCCAGTCTGGCTCGGCCTCTACCGATTGCTTCAACTGCTCCGCAATTTGCGGTAACAGCTCAGCATACTGTGCACGTTCCCGGTCCAACTCAGACTGAACTGCGGAGACCTCTTTCGTCTTCTCAGCCAGCGCCTGCGTCTTGCGGGTGTAATCTCTCTGCCTCAGATAACCGTTTCGGGCTTCCTCGACCGTGATCTCCTCGCCATCCACTTCGACCGTAGCCGCGAGGATGTCGCCTTCTTGAGATTGGTCTTGGTCCTCGTCCTCGATTTCCTCGCCTTCAAGATCGTCGGCCTCTGCGTCAAAAGATTGCTCTTCGCCTGCGTCATCCGACATTTCGGCCTCTTCCACATATTCTGTGTCTTCGACCTGTAGCGCATCAGCCTCTGGAGCATTGTCCTCTTGCGAGGGTGCCATCATGGCGCTGATTGCATTTTGTGCTTCTGACAACCCAATCCCTTGCGGGGTGTTGTTATCTGCCATAGCTTATCTCCTATTATAGGCCTATTTTCTCTTTTTCTCAATAGACCCATTATCCACCATTGCGCGCAGCGTCTGGCGAACCATTTCAACGCCACGCAGTTGCATGTAAACAGCCTCCCGGCTGTCCTTGTCGCTGGGCGCAGTCGACTTAAACTCCGCCCAACAATTCTGTTCGATCTCGTCCATGAAGCGGTTGAGATCGGTGTCACCTAGAAGACGCTCAGCCTGACGGCCGTCGTCGATGATTTGCTGCTTACTCTTCACGCGCGGCCTCCTTAATCACGTCAACCTGACCTCGCATGATCTCGCGATTGATTGCCAGCTCGGAGCGGATCTTTTCGACGTTAAGCTGCGTGCCATACTTCGCCTGCAACTCTTCCGCCTTCACGAACAGCTCGGCCTCCAGCTCGTCGCGCTTGCGGTCGTCTTCCATGACCATATTCTCGCGCTTGAGCTGTAGCTCGGCCGCCTTCTTCTGCATGTCCGCTTGGATCTGTTGGATCTGCACTTGGATGAGCTGCTCGTTGATGTCTGGCTTGTTGTCTGGTGGCGGCGGACGGAAGTCAGCCGGATCGTTCCAGAACTGCGACGTGTCTTTGAAGCCCGCCAGCTCTGTCATAGACTTGAGCGTGTTTGACAGCTTGGAAATGTCGGTCAGCGGGTTGACTTGGCCCATTGTGGCCAGAGCCTCTTTCTGCATCTCACCAATTTGACGCATCATCATCATGCGCTCAGTGTCAGTGCCGCGGCCGAGAGCCACATTCACTGAGACGTCCATCGCCCCATCCCAAGCGCGTGGGTCGATCTGCACGAACTTATTGCGCAGGCGAACCATGCGCGGCTGGTCTTGGTGCGTGGTGATTAGCTTCAAGATGATCTTGAATAAGTCTTTCATGCCGGTCTCGGCAAAGATCCGGGCGATCAACTCTATGTGCTGCTGTGCGGCCGCCACAGTGGCGTTTACAGCGCCGGCAGTGCTGCTCTGGAGTGCTGCTGCATCTAAACCCATAGACGCCTTAGAAACGCCTGTGCGGGCCTCCTTGACCTCGTCCATGTATTGCAGGACTGGGAACGCCTGCTGGCCGACGAATGGCATCGATAAGACTTGGATCTGGCCTGCGGAACGCTGGCGAATGATCGAGCCCACTTCTGTCGACATTGCGTCATCCAAGTTGACCATGCCCTCGGTCACAGCAATACGCGGGTGGATCGACATCGCCAAGCTGTCGAGCGTGTTGCGCATGACGTTTGACTTGATGCGCTGAATGTCCATGACCACGTCTGCAACGGATAACCCGAAGAAGTCGTGCGCCTCTGGCTCTGGGCAGAATGAGCAGAACGGCGCCATGTCGATCGCCTCGTTGCGCAGAACCTTGTTTCCGTCGCCAGCGGTGCAGACCTTGCGCAATTCAGCAACGCCGTCGCCGTCGTAGTCCACGCGGATGTAGCTTTCTGTGTAGGCCACCTTGCGCATTGCGTCGTCGTTGCGCGCATTCATCTCGTTGGTCAAGGCCGGGTTGCGTGTGCGGCGCTCGACGTTCGTGTTCATGTCGTCGTGGGCCGACGCCAGATTTTCAACGTCTTCTTCGGCGTAGCCCATCGACACCAGCTCGGAGACTGTGATGATGCGGCGGTGGCCGACGTATGACGCCTCTGAGATCGACTTGGCCTCACGGGAGATAAGAAACTCTTCCGGCGGAACTGCCTCGATCTGCACGCGGCCGTCTGGGCGCACATATTCGACTGTGACGTCGTGCACCATGGGTGGCATGATAAACTCGCCGGTCATGGGGTCGATCTGGGGCTCGCCGACAGTCTCGGACGACTGCACGGTGATCTCAGCGGCTGGGTCGGCGGCAATTGCAGCCAAAGCCGCGTCGTCGAGGCCAGTCATGTGGAAAGTCTCGACTTCGGTCTTGTCCTCCCAGAAGCACTTGATGATGCCGACCTTGCGGATCAGTGCATCCTTGAACGCGCTGTGCATGACAAGAAAGCCGTTGTTGTCGCGGTTCATCACAAAATTTGCGTAGTCTGTTGCCTGCTGCGCGTTCTCGACATCCTCGGGACCAGTCGGAATATATGACACGCTCTCGTCGGACCCGTGGAACACGCGCATCAGTGACGGCATGATCGCCTGTACGGTATCCCGTACGTCCATGCTGACGACTTGGCTGCGGCCCTCTTCCTCGTTGCCGAATGGCTCGCCGCGGTAGTATTTTGTCGCCAAGGCGCGATCCGGGCTGACATAGTTGTCGATGTAGTCTATGGCGTCTTCGATCTCACGACCGACGATGCCCTGCAACTCAACTTCGTCCATGACTTCCGGGTTCAACATCGCCTCAAGCTCGGAGGCCATTTTATTTGCTTCATAGTCCATGTTTAGCCTCTAATATTGTTGTCTAGGGTCTTGCTGCGTCTGTATAGCCAAAAGCGGAGCGGCTGCTATAGGCGCTGCGAGCAAAGGTATTTTGCGACGGAACACTGAACGCGCCGCCTCTTCTGGAGTTATATCCAAAGCCTGAGCAGTGACACTGAGACGGTCGTCGAATATGTCTACCGGCGTCTTTCTTGCGCTGCCGAGATTAGTCTCATCGCCAAATCCAAACCAGCCCATTGACTGCGCCTCCGCTGGAGATACGCCAAGTTTGGCCGCGGCGTCATGCCATATATCCGCGAACACTGGGTATTCAGTTTGCAGTTTGGTCGTACTACCCTTTGGCCCAGTCATTTGAGACGCCAGCGTGTCGTCGATCATATTAGGCGTCAGAACGCTTGGGTCTTTAGCGTATTGGTCTCGGAATTTAGGAAGAATAAATCCCTCTGGGACCAATCCGGGCTGCATCTCATTTAGCGTCATCAGAGTGCCGCGAATAGCGTGAGTGTCCATTGTGACGCCACTCCGGTTACCGGACAGGTTCGCGCCAAAATTGGATGGCTTTGGGTTTCTTGCCACGTCCATTTCGCCAGTAGCGGCAACGTCGTCTAACAGGCCGCCGTGAATGCCGCCTTTGGCAGTCATCATTGGGTAGCCTTTTTCACTTATCCCCTTGGTGCCGTCGGGGCGTATTGTACCGGGGCCAACAACTTCGCGGAATGGTATGCCTTGATTGTCTTTCGCCATCACCAGTGTGGCGTTGCGCAGGTTTTCTTCAACCTTAGTCCGCGGGCTAGTCGCGGCCACGTTATTACTTAAATCACGCAGGTATGCCTGCGCCTCTGTGTCACTTAAACCAGCCTGACGCGCTGCTCGGTAAACTGGTCCATCGGTGTGATAGAAGTATCTAGTGTCCGCCTCTAGCTGACCCGTGGCACGAATGCGATCTGCCAAAGCGCTTGATATTTCCTCGCGCCTGTCAACCAGTATCCTTGCTCGGTCGCCTTTTGGTAGAGCCGCAGTCGGGTCTGGATTGCGAGGATATTTCAAAGATAAGTCTTCAAATGCACCGCTTGGGGCCGGCGTTTTATAATCTCTATCAAAAATTCCTGCGCCGCCGGGAGCTGGCTGGATGCGATCTTTTGGGCTGAACTCCATTTGAGCCGCGCGAGCTTCCAGTGCACTTAGAAGACTGGGGTCTTTTGTAGACGGGCCCCCATTGCTGCCGATGCCTCGACCAGCATCAAAAGGCGAGTATGTTTCTGGCCGCAGCCGGACATTCCCGAGCAGAGAGCCCATCGAATTTGGATCAACCTCTAAGCGACTGGCAGCTCGAATGGCGGGCCCAACTCCAGGCACTACAGACGCCACTGAACCTAAAGCGGCAGCCCTGTCGGACGCCAGAGCCTTGTTTGACGCCTCAAGCATATATGGCTCTGCGTCTTTGGCCTCGACGCCAAACATCTCCATCAACTTGTCGGCGGCGGTATAGGTCAAGCCCCGGCCAACTGTCCCGGCGAAGTCTTTAACCGTGCCCACTGGGTCGGTGGCGACGCCGACTACGTCCTCGATCATGCCGCGCCCTATCTCCTTATTCGTGCCGACTGGGTCGCTCTGGAAGGAGCTCAGCAAGTTGTAGATGCCGCTGCCGGCGGTGCTCGCCATGTCGTAGGCGCCGCGTAATTCTGGTGGGACGTAGTAACGTAGATCCATTAGCCGAGTAATCCTCCGGGGCGTGCCTTCGGCCTTACGCTGCCGGGGCGCATGCGTGGCGTCGGTGACACTGTGATGCCGTAGTTGTCGCCAGTCGCCTGATTGTAATATTGGCGCACATTACCAATGTAGTTTTGCGTCTCTGGCGGCAAGTTGTAATACTTGCCGTCGGCGTCTAGCATGCGACCGGGTCCGGCGTTATACGCACCCACCGCCTTGTCGATGTCGCCGTCGAAGCGCTCGATCATGGCTCGCATGTATGTCTCGGCGTAGGCGCGGTTGACCTCGGGGATGTCGAGCAGATCCTTCGCGGTCTGCTCGTTGCGCTCAAACTTCTGGCCGAACATTTCTTCAGCGATATCAAACACATCCCTCGCGCCCTGTGCCGCGTAGCCCGGCTTCATTGCGGCGCCGGGCACCACTTGCATCTGGCCGCGTGCGCCGCTTTTCGGGTTGACCAATGGGAGAGGCTTTGTGACCTCGTTTGGATCGTCGCGGTTTACGCTGCTCTCTTGGCGTTGGATGGCGTCGAGGAGGGATTGGAAGTTTAGGTCCGGCATTAGTTTCCTCCCCCTTGCGTCTTTAGGTATTGCTCAAAAATTTCCATCATTTTCTTGCGGTCATTATGGTATGGAGCAAAAGCAGGCAAGCTGCCGGTGTGCTCCATGAACGCGTCAAATTCGCCTCCGGGCATATACCGTGGGTCGCTGGGCTGGCCGGTGAACGCCTCAAGCTCCAAGTCTGCGTCAGGGTCGAGCACAACTTCTCCAAACGTACTTGCTGGAAACGCGGGGCCAATGTCTGGCGCCGTTAAGAGAGGTGTCGGGGATGCGCTGTATTGAGCCTCCATACCCGCTGGAAGCCCGGAATATGTGGACGGCATTGGCGTCGCTGCTACTTTCTGCACATTAGCGAGTGCCGCTAGAGGGCTTGAAGCCTGTGCCCGTGACATACTTCCCGGATTGGCGGATTGCGGTGTCTGCGATGCCGCAATCATTGCGTTAACCTTGCTGGGGTCGTAGGCGCCGCTGCCGCTCTGGGTGTTCATGGTG